CTGTCCACAACCTCATTGACGGTTGCCTCCAACATCACCTCAATATCACGACGATTGCGCGCCTGCTGGGTTGCGGGAATACCAATAGTGTTGAACAAGTACGCCTGGCTCCAGCACTTGCGAGCAGATGTGCTGTAGAATGTCTGAATGAACTTCTCAACCGTCGGTCGCTCAAAGTCAATGTTCACGTGTAGGGCATCGGACTGCTGGAGACTGGCGAATGCCCGAATGTAGCTCACAAAAACACCGAGCAGCAGATCCTCAATATAGTCACACTTGGAGGCTACCGTGATACGATCCACCTCCTTTCGCAAAGTCTCATCATTCCACTTGGGGACACTGGTCAGGAGATTCTGGAATGTCTGAAGAGTCTTCTCGGGCTGCTTGTTGCGCTCGCACGCAGACTTGGCATTGTCGTAGATGCTCCAGAACCCGTCGGCGACGTGGGGAACGAGCACACGCGTAAGGTTCTCGCGCATTGTCTGTTTCACAAACTCAGTAGACATATTTGTTTACATGGAAGAGGCGAGTTCCAGAAAAGAGACGCAATGAAGTTGGTTTTAATTCTCATGGTCCGCAACGAGTCCAAGATTCTTGAACGTTGCTTGAAGGCTGTTGAGAATGTCGTGGATGCGTTCTGTATTCACGACACAGGGTCTACCGACAATACGTGCGAGATCGCGGAGGAGTTCCTGAAGACTCACAAAGGGTGCCTGACCAAGTCCGAGTGGCAGAACTTTGGGTTCAACCGAACTATGAGCTTCCTTGAGGCACAGAAGTTCATCAAGGCTGATCCGGACACATATGGACTGCTGATTGACGCAGATATGGTCTTCCATGCTGGAGATCTTCACAAACAGGAGTTAACGGGTTCTGGATACACCGTCATGCAGAAGAGTGGTCATCTTCAGTATCCGAATACACGTCTTGTGCGTATGAACTTTCCGTGGACGTGTAAGGGTGTAACGCACGAGTACTGGGACGGTCCTACAACCGGACTCGCAGACACCGTCTGTTGGATTGAAGATCACAACGACGGCGGATGTAAGAGCGACAAGTTTGAGCGCGATACACGTCTTCTGGAACAGGGCCTTCTAGATGAGCCAGAGAATGTTCGGTATATGTTCTATCTTGCGCAAACATACCACAGCCTGGGTCGGTGGAAGGACTCCATTGCGATGTACAAGCGGCGGTATAATGCTGGCGGTTGGAGCGAGGAGCAATGGTATTCACTGTACATGATTGGTCAATCGTGGCTCACGCTTGAGGATCCTATTCGGTTTGAGAAGTATATGCTCAAGGCATACGAGTTCCGTCCCAATCGCGCCGAGAACCTGTACAAGCTCGCAAAGTACTTCCGAGAGAAGGGCGAGCACTACAAGTGCTATCACTACGCCAAGCTGGGCCGAGCCATTCCACTATCAACTGATTCGCTGTTTGTTGAGGCCAACGTATACAACGGACTCTTTGAGTATGAGATGACGGTTGCGATGTTCTATCTCGGCAATCTGCGTGCGGGATTGCGTGAGTCACTTGCGTATGTCCTCAAGCGGAAGGAGAACCTTGACAATGTGTACAAGAATATGTCCTTCTACATTGAGCCGATTGGCGGCGAGGTAACACACCACCCGGTCATGCGCGACATCTGCGGTCGTGATATGCACCCTTCCTCTGTATCGTCGTGTGATGGCATTGACAACGTCCGGTTCGTGAATTACAGTATTGACGACAAGGGAGGATACGATATGAAGAAGGGTAATTACTCAACCAACCACCACGTGCGCACGGACAACGTTATGTGGTCCAGCGGCGGTATCGCGCGAGTCATGAAGGACAGTTCGGTGGATCTTCCTCGTGTACCGACACACATTCTTGGTTTGGAGGATATTCGGATTTATCGGGACAGCAAGAATACCATGCGGTTTCTCTCTACCTCGCGTGAGTATCATGAGAAGGATATTTTGATTGTGGCGGGCCGATACAATCTAGACAGCAGCGCGTATTCCGATACGCGATTGATTGAGTCTCCTCTGGGGGCCAATTGCGAGAAGAACTGGTTGCCCATCAATGGTACAGAGGATATCATCTATTCGTGGAATCCTCTTCGCGTAGGGACGCTAGTTGGAAACAAATTGGAGTTCCATACGACGCATGAGACACCATGGTTCTTCCAACACCTACGCGGTTCGGCTGTTCCGTCACGTGTAGGGGACACTCTATTGTGTCTAGTTCACTTTGTTGAGTATAACATGCCTCGCAAATACTTTCACTGTATCGTGTCGCTTGATGGAAAAACCTACAAGCCCAAGTCTATTTCCTTGCCCTTTTCGTTTCGGGCTACGGGAATTGAATATTGTTTGAGTATGACTATTCAGGCCGATGGCAAGCTTCGGTTTGTTGTATCATCATGGGACGACAACCCATGTATTGTTACGGTGCCGATGAGCGCGATTGAGTGGACTCAGGTGTAAAGAGTTCGCCACACCTCGGGCTCCTTGGCGTTCATATCCTGGAGAATGTGTTGCGCCACAGCAGGCGTGACAATCAGCGGCAAAGTGATCTTGGTGTAGAACTTGTAGCTCTTCGCAGTCTCCTCGTCTGCGATGCGGAGGAGATTGATCCGCGTCACTAGGGACTCTACAGCACGCATGAGTGTCCGGACACCCTCCTCCTCCTTGGAGAACTCGGAGATGAGATACTTCACAGCCTCCTCGTTGATGGTCAGCCCGCTGATCTTGGTTCGTTCCAGGATCTGAGGCCACACATACTGCGTCAGAATGACCTTCTTCTCCTCAGCAGAGTATCCGCTGCAGTGGATGACCTGCATGCGGTCCTTCAGAATCGGATGGATCTTGCTCTCATCGTTGAACGAGAACACAAACAGACACTGACTCAGGTCAAAGTCAACGCCCGCAAAGTACCGATCGTGGAACTGGGTGTTCTGCGAGCGATCCGTCAAGTGAATCAGCATACTCACAATCTCCTCGCCGTGAGGGGTGGTAGAGATCTTATCCAACTCATCAAAGTACATCACGGGGTTCATGGACTTCGCGTTCATGAGACTGTCCGCAATACGCCCCCACTGTGCCCCTTCGTAGGTGTAACTATGACCTACGAAGTTGGCAGAATCCGCAGCTCCGCCCAAACTGAAGAACTCAAACGGACGCTTGAGAACAGTTGAGACACCGTTCTTCGCAAACGATGTCTTTCCTACGCCCATCGGGCCCTTGAGCGCAATCACATTTCCGACAGAGGTCGGGTTGGAGATCCACTGTGCTAGGATCTGCATGATCTGCGTCTTGGCACCATTCATGCCATACACTGCCTTGTCCAGAGTCTTGCGGGTATCGGACAGGAACGATGCGCACGGCTTCGGTCCATCGTCAATCTTGACCGGCAGAGGGACATTGACACCAAAGGGAATCCGCATGAATCCATCAATCCACGTGCGGAGCTTATACACCTCACCGCTCTCGCTGTCCATCTCGCTCAGCATGTCAATCTTCTTGATAACATTCGCCTTGATTGCGTCCGACAGCGGCAGGTCCAGCACCCGGAACTTGTTCGGCACACCATTGCCCGACACCAACTCCTCTAACTTCTTCATCTGCTTGTTGAGCTTCTTCTGCTTTGCCTTGGACAGATCTTCAAAGTACTCCATCTCCTCATCGTTGAGTTCCAGGGCAGGCTCATCAGAATCCTTCTTGTCGCGCTTGTCCTTCTTACCAACCTTCCGCTTGTTGGAGGGAACATACTTGTTCATGAGGTAGTCAACGAAGCTGTTCTCGTCGTCCTCCTCCTCTTCTTCTTCCTCCTCGTCGTCAAATCGGCTGCTGCCGCCCCGCATATTGCGATTGTCAATCTCAATCTTGAGATGGCCATACTTGGGGATGGGAATGCTGATCATCTGAGGCTTCTCGTCCTCTTCCTCTTCCTCTTCAGACTCTTCCTCTTCCTCTTCAGACTCCTCCTCGGCGACAGACTCCTCCGGCTCGTAGTCCTCATCCTCCTCATCGTCATCCTTCTCCTTATCATTTAGGGTTTCGTCTTCGATCCACTTAACATTCTTGTCACGAGAACGGAGATTGTATCGACGAGTCATCCTTGCTGCCTCTCCAGGAAAAAAGGTTTGGCTTTCCGTTTTTCGGCGGTGAGATATAATGGAAGATCTTGAAAAGGTGATTGAGCAATTGACGCTTGAAAACGATAAGAAGGCGGCGGCCAATCCAATCACGAAACAGAGTCTTGCCATCGTCGCACAGTTCTTGTCTGACCATCCAGTGATGTGTTACGGCGGCACGGCCATCAACAATCTGCTTCCAGCAGGCGACCGATTTTACGACCCCGAGACGACCGTTCCGGACTATGACTTCTACAGCAAGACACCTCAGGAACACGCTATGCTTCTCGCAAACAAGCTCAGCGACGCTGGTATCAAGAGCGTGGAAGTCAAGCCGGGCATGCACCTCGGCACCTTCAAGGTATTTGCGGATTACGAAGGCGTGGCAGACATTACCCATTTGGATACGGATATCTTTGACCGGCTGTGGAAGGAAGATGTGGTGATTGGCGGTATTCACTACGTAACGCCCAACTTCCTTCGCATGTCCATGTATCTTGAACTGTCGCGGCCTCGTGGTGATGTGTCTCGGTGGAAGAAGGTGTATGAACGATTGGTCCTCCTGAACAAGCGCTTCCCCATGGTATGTCCTTCCGATGTCCCGTGGAAAACGGTGCTGATGGAAGATGCCAAGCGCAAGAAGGTTACCAAGTTTCTTGAGAATCACGACGTAGTGCTTCTGGGTATTACGGCCTCGCAGATCCTTGAAGGCAAACAACCCAAATGGACCACACCCATTACCATTCTCGCCAACACTGAGACGATAGCAAAGCTTGCGGAAGGGCACAAGACAGAGGCTCATATTGGATCGGAGATTCTGCCAGGACACACGGATATCTTTGACGACGAGGGTCGGATCTTCATGCGTGTTCACGAAACCGCGGCATGCCACAGTTACCACGAGATGGCCAACGGTATCAAGGTTGCGTCCATTCCCACCAGTCTTCAGTTTGTGTTTGCGTACATGTACTCTGGAGTTCACGAGGATGAGATCACCCATCTCATGTGTGTGTCGCAACGCCTTGTGGATTTGGCAAACCACAAGGAGAAGAGACGGTATGCTCTCTTGACACCCACCGCATGTCTAGGGACGCAAGAGACTCTAATTGATATGAAGAAGCATAAGTCGGCCCTCTATGAGAAGTTATCCAAGAGGAAGGATTCCGTAGAGTTTTTGAAGTACTTCTTTAGTTACAATCCCAAGGACACGATCACGAAACGCAATCTGGCTCGCAATCAACTTGCCCGCACTCGCAAGGCTAGGTACGAAAGCTCCTACTGAGACCCTGGAACGAGAGACCAACACACGAGACACATGCCGTCACCTCCTTGCGTCCCTGAAGGAAGTCAAGGTAGGATCCGTATGCGTTCGGGGTTTCGTTGCGGTATGCGTTCGCACCCGTTGTGGACGCGAAGGTCTGATACACCAACTGCAATCGTTTGTCTGTAACAAAGTCCGATGCGAACTGGTTTCGGAGAGTCGTGATACCTGAAAGATCTATGCCACGTTGACCTTGTGCGCTCATTTGCTGATTAACTAGAATTTAAACGCCCAATGTACCAGGTGATGTCAAAGTACTGCGGTCCCGATGGCCTGCGCTCCAGATCATCCGGAGGAGGCTCGCTTACCAGTTTCTTGACATCTACATGGTTAAGAGACCGAGCATAATAGTACACGCGCGCAAGTACACCGTCCCACTCCGTTCCAGTTGTTACGAGCTCATCGGTTTGCTGGGGCAACTGGCCCAGAGTGTGATGCTGTCGGAGCATGCCGTTGATGTAGATATCCACCGCCTGCTGATTGACCACCAATGCGAAATGAATCCATTTCATTGCTGGAATATCCGGGATCAGAATGGTCTCTGTTGTGCTAAACGTCTTGACGGCAACCATGAGTGCGTTGGAGGTAGAGTCAAGATACAGGCCGGGTGCGTCACCCTTTGAGAAGATGCGGCGCTTCGTGCCATACCCCTTGGTGAAATCCTTCACGAGAATCCAAGCCGCATAGGAGTATGTGATTCCCTCGGGCTGGTTGTAGGCCCTCGGAAGATTGCCCGCAAATGTCCTTTGAGTGTTTCCTGGGATAGAGTCGGCGAACAGAACAGTTCGGTCGTCAGAATGCTTGCTCGGATACCACAGGAAGTATACGATCACTCCCACTATCAGAAGCCCCCCCAAAATTGTCGCAATGTCCATTGTCCTTTACTTAGAAACAAAGCCTTTCGGACCAAGGCGCAGGCCAGACTCTCGTTGGTTTTGAAGTGAGATTTTGCCTAGCGAAGTTGGAGTCGTCGCACCCGATGGGGTAAATACCATCTTCAGCATTTCTTCGTAGGAGATGTTCTGCTGCTGCACAACAGTATTGTGTTGTACAACTCGTTCACCCAAGTTGTAGATGTAGTGGACGCGTGTGGGATCCGACCGATACTCCGTCTCTAGAAACTTTGCTCGGTAGAGTCGGATTGTCCAATCCAAATCCTCTCCGTGAACCGCATCTTTAAAGGGAATCAGTTTGGCCACCTCCGACAACATAGGATTGAGATGATTGGGCGGCCGTTGGAACACTGGGGGGAAATCTACAGTAGCCATCCGGTCAGAGAGCTGAATCGCAGTGCTATGCGTGAACGTGTATTCGCTCATCTGACCTCGCAGCCGCATTGTGTGAAATCCTCCCTTGAAGCATTCCGATAGATCCTCAATATACGCATCCGTTATATCATCGTCGTCATCTACGAACGATAGATACTTTCCGGTCGCTCGTTTCAGCAGCGACTGGCGCTTCAGTCCGATGCTCGTCTCACGGTTATCAAATGCGATACAGAACTCAACGCGAAGATCTGGGCAAATACGCGCAACCTTTTCCCGAATGGACGCCATCAGACGATGAAGACCCGCTTCTCTTCCCGGAATGGTGGGAATTAGAACAGACCAATCATATTGGTACTCTTTGCGTCGCGCATATGTATACATGTCCTCGTTCCAGAACTTCTGATTGCGCATATAGAGATCATCGTTGTTCTGGGCGTATCCGGTGCCAGGGTGCTCGTGACGAATGATACAATAAGGCACATACAGACATTTGTTTGCCAACGCCCCCTTACACAGATCGGTAAGCTCCGTGTCGCAAAACAGACTCTTGTATTCGGGGTGGTAGATGTACCCGAGAGAATTGTACATCTTCCGACCAAAGACACACAATGTATTGAGATTCTCAGCCTGGAAACCATCGTTGAACCACAGGATACCGTCCGTGTCCGGAAACTTCGCAATCATATGGCTTCGGATGACGTCATCCCATCCCTTGATCTGTGGAATCATATCGTCCGACACCAGAACGACAATCTGCCAATCCCAATCAACTCCCTCCATATTCGCGTTACATGCCTGGATCTTGGACTTGTTGGCACTAAAAAAGATCTTCTTCCAAGCAGCGGGAGTGAGAACGCGATGTATCTCCTCTTGAACAAGATTACGCCTCATGGAATCGTCGTCGTCATCGCAAGACACCGCTACACCAATCTGATCGGGGTTGTTTGAGAGTCTAATATAGGCTGCCAGAGTCTGAATAACCTTCTGCGGGCGGCTCCGCGTCGGACACTTCAACAAGATGCGCATTGTCGTTTACAATGTATAACTACTAAGTTCCTTGCCTTCCTTATTCAGCTTGCTGAATCGGAACGTGTAGCCGAAAAGGGTGATGAAGATGGAATCCTGATCTACCTTTACCATGCCAGCCTCCGCCGGTGGCGCACAGGTCGTGCCCTTGGCGTGGAAAGACTTGGTGTCGTCGGGGCTGAGCATGGTGGAATAGCCGTTGACGTTGCAGATTGAACCTGCGAATCCACCATTGTCGGCGAGAATGATGTCACCAAGAGCCGGCTTCGGGATACCAGGCAGCACACACGACTTCACCAGGCGGCCGTTGATGTAGATATCAAGGTTGCGCTGGAACACCGTCACGGAAACCGCGAACCACGACTGAAGAGGCACATTCTCTACGCTACACGTGAACGAGTCTCCATTGGTTCCGGAGCCAGGAGCAGCGGATGCGGCCCGGACATCGTTGGGGTACAGACTGACGCGCACGTGGAGGGTGTTCTCCGTGGGCGCTAAGAAGATGCGAGGGCCCACTACGTTTGCGTCATTGGGAGAAACACGCTTCAGAATCTCCTTGTCCTGCCCAAACTTGTAGTCCCAGTTGGAAATATACATCCAATACTGGATGCCGTAATCAAGTCCAGCACCAGCAGGAACCTCGCCTGCTGGAATGATGGTCTTGGTCTTTCCGTCTACGGGAGCGGGCGTCTTGTCGCCAGATGACTTGGATTCCTCCCAAAGAGACAAGCCAGGCTTGCCATTCTGCTTCTGGATGTAGTTGAAGAACGCATATCCGAGATACAGCAGTATAATGCCGCCAACGATGGACATGATGGTAGAGCCCCAGCCTCCTGACCTCGGAGGTTCGGGAGCTAGTTGCTTAGATGGCGTAGATCCCATTTATGTTTACGGAGGAACTTTCTTGACAAACTCTTGCTTAAAGCAATGGAAAAACGGACAACGTCGCCTCTACGACAACAAACGCAACCGACAATGTACTGTAACAATTGTGGCGGGAAAGGGCACCTATTCAGGATGTGCCGAGACCCCGTGCTCTCTTGTGGCATACTATTGCTAGATGCGCCTGCCTTACCTACATCACCTGACACAGTGCAAGTGCTCATGATCCGCCGAAAGGATAGTATGAGCTTTGCCGAATTTATGCGAGGGAAGTATGACCCGACCGACATTGACTATGTCTCTCTGCTCATTCGTAACATGACCCTAAAGGAGCAAGCAGGCCTTGCGTCCGATACCTTTGAAGTCTTATGGCGAACTCTTTGGGGGGATGACCGAACCTCCTCTGATTACGCTCCGAGCCGCGACAAGTTCAACCAGTTGGACCGCATGAAACTCATGCGAGACAACCTATCGGTGTACACGGAACCGGAGTGGGGCTTCCCGAAAGGCCGTCGTATGAGAGGTGAAAACGATCTCACGTGTGCCATCCGAGAGTTTGACGAAGAGACCAACGTGCCGCGAGAGTCCTACGTGGTATTGAAGAATATGACGTTGGAGGAGACGTTCATGGGCCTGAACGGCGTTCGGTATAAGCACATCTATTATGTGGCCATTCTGAAGACCCCGGAAATGGTAGATCTTACCCAAAGGTTCACTCACATGCAACGCCGAGAGATCTCGGGAATTGCGTGGAAGACATTGCCTCAAGCGGAAGAACACATCCGACCCCACCACGTGGAACGAGCAGAGATGATTCGCCAACTACGTTCCATCTTGAATACATTTGAGAGCGATTGAAAACGGAGTTATACCTATCAAGAAGTATAGATCGCAATGGACATAGCGTGGTATGTAATGCCTTGCGTCTGGCAAATAGTAGGGACGATATGTTGTTGGGAGTATATGTGTGGTCGGCCATATGTTGAACGAGAGGTACTCCGAACAGAACGCCCAATAGCGGCGCCGGTTAACAACAATCCATTCACAAACACTGGTATGCCAAAAGATACACACTTATACCCAGCATACTAAATACGGAATCGGTAGATCACAAGCATGATACAATACGACGCCACAGCCATAATGAACACCCACCACCAAAGAGGAAACACAGTTGCTTCCTTGTCTGTTGTGCCAAATGGGCGAATTCGTCCCTCTCTGCCAAACGCAATGCTAGGTTGGGCATAGAGAAAGGCCGCCATCAGAAATAGGTAAATAGTGACCATTAAAAGCCTGTGATTTTTCTCCATTATTAATCCTTGTGAAAAACAATGACATACGTATTACCGAACAGAAAGGCGTTCGCGGATGCTATCACGCGGACCCTTCTTTTGTACCGAAGCCGCCCGACGGACGATGAGGACAAGGATGCGGATGTCTGTGCCGCGCGCGGATCCAGCGCTCGTGAACTGCTACCTCACCAAAAGGTCATCCGCGACTACCTCCTTCAAGAGACACCCTATCGAGGCGTTCTCCTATACCACGGTCTCGGATCCGGTAAGACGTGTTCCTCCATCGCGGTCGCCGAGAGCCTGCTTTCCAATAAGAAGATCTTCGTCATGTTGCCGGCATCCTTGGAGTCCAACTACAAGGGTGAATTACGTAAGTGTGGCGATCCGCTGTATATGTATGACCAGCACTGGCGTCAGCGGATTCTTTCGGACAAGAACCGCCCACGAGCAAAGAAGCTCGGTATCTCCGACGGCTTCCTGGATCGTCAACAGATGTTCTTCACAACGGTCCCCGGCGAGGCTGCGAACTGGGACAAACTGCCCAAGACAGCACAGGATGTGATTGCGAAGCAGGTAGAAGACATCATTGATCAGCGGTTCACGTTCATCCGCTATAACGGCTTATCTTCCGCAAATATAGGTAAATATGTCCCTGTCGACGGTCCTAATCCGTTTGAGAACAGCGTGGTCATCATTGATGAGGTCCATAACTTCATTTCTCGAATCTCAAACAAGTCCGACATTGCCCGTAAACTCTATGACGCGATCTACAATGCGAAGAACTGTCGTGTCGTCGCGCTTTCGGGAACACCCGTCATTAACAGGGCGAACGAAATCGGTTATCTTATGAACTTGCTGCGTGGGCCGATTGAGCGTATCATTGTTCCCGTCAAGGCTATCCCCAACTGGGATGAGGAGCGCATGAAGACTGCTCTGCGTGGCATTCCCGACATTGATGTGATTGAGTTCAATGCGGTCAAGAAGTATCTGATGGTGACGCGCAATCCTCCCAACTTCCGCAGCGTGTACAGCGAGAAGGGAGACCGTATCGCAGTCCAGTATATCAAAGACTTGCCGTATACACCAGTTGCGGCCGATTGGGTGAACACATGGGCCGCCAAGTTCCAGACCGATGTGGGTGGTGCCGAGTTATCACTGGACCGGGTGTCAACTGAGATTTTTGACTGTCTCCCGACCGACTACGAAGAGTTCGCTTCTCTGTTTTTGGACGGTCTCCAGCTCAAGAACGCAATGCTCTTCCAACGCCGTATCCAGGGACTCGTCTCGTATTTCCGTGGAGCGGACGAGCGTATGCTTCCTCGTAGGGTTGAGGACGACAAGACACTGGAGAAGATCCCGATGTCCGATGCGATGTTTGGCAACTACTTGTCGGTGCGGTTCAATGAGATCCGTATGGATGCTCGTCGCAAGCTGAACCCGATGAAGGCCGAGGACAGTGAGATGAAGACCTTCCGCGTGAACTCTCGGTTGGCCTGCGACTATGCCATTCCTCCCGAACTCAAGTCAAGTGACAAGGAGGCAGTCACAGAGGACGACGCGCCTTCCAAGGACGATATCCTTGCGAAGATCAAGTCCAGCCCGGAGCGGTATCTGACAGAGGCTGCGCTGGCAAATTACAGCCCGAAAATGCTCAAGATGCTTCAGAACATCCGAGCAACCATGGGCGATGGAGATACATGGAACACGCAGTTGGTGTACAGCAACTTCCGTAACCTGGAAGGACTTGGTGTGTTTAGTGCGATTCTCAATGCAAACGGCTGGCAGGAATACAAGTTGGCCAAGGAGGCCGGGCAGTGGATTGAGGATCCTGCGATGGACCCCGCCAAGCCAGCGTATGGCTTCTTCACAGGTAACGAGGACATGGAGCAGCGCGAGTACATGCGACAGATCTTCAACGCCCAATATTCGGATAACTTTCCAGCCAGTCTCAAGCAATCCGTTGAATCGGCTCCGAAGAAGAAGATGGTTCTGTTTATGATTACTGCGGCAGGTGCTGAGGGTATTACACTTGCCAACGTGCGCCACGTTCACATCATGGAGCCTCACTGGAATCCTGCTCGCCACGATCAAGTTGTGGGCCGTGCGATTCGTCTGTGCTCGCATGCCAAGTTGCCTCTCGCAGAGCGAACGGTGCGCGTGTCCTTCTACCTCAGCGTGTTTACGGAGTCTCAGGCAAAGTCTACGGAGGGTGCGAACAACGTGGTGCTGGTTCGTCGCAATGACTTGGCAACCAAGCGATATGAGGGCGATCCGACAGAAGTGTTCATGACAACGGACGAGTATCTCTACGAGAAGACGTATGAGAAGGATGTCACGAACAAGCGAATTAGCGTGTTGCTCAAACAGGCAGCCGTCGACTGCGAAGTTCATCGGAAACTCCATAGTCGGGAAACACCCGTGATTTCGTGTATGCGATTTGATAGTACGGCAGAGGGCGAGGATCTCGCATTCAAGCCCGATATTAAGACGGAAGATTTGGATGAGACATACTTGCGGAACATGCAGCGCCGAAAGCGACGACTTCAGCGAGTCGCCATCAAGACGATGGTGTTTTTGATTGATCCGGACACCAAAGAGGTGTTTGATGGTCCGGCCTTTGAGGACAATAGCCGATTGATTCGCATCGGAACTATGACAACGCCGGGACAGATACAATGGATACAGGGGCTTCGCATTCAATGAGAAGATCCTCCAGCAACCCATCACAGATCTTGGCCCAGCTCTTGAAGTTGTAGGCGACAATAGCCTTGCGCTTCTCGGCGAGGGAAGCGATGATATTTTCCATTGAATCCGCAACATGCTCCATTGAGAAGGTAGGAGACCAGCAACCATGGGGCATTCCGCCGGCAAAGTAACAGCGGCCATTGCTTGGGACGAACTCCGCGGTATCCTCGCTCAAGAATGTCCGGTAGCTGCCAATGTCTGTCACAAGCTGCGGCGCACCGGTATACATGTGCTCAAGCTGGCACAGACCGAATCCCTCACCGTCTGAGGTGTTGATGCCAATGTCCGCTGAATTGTAGAGTTGGTTTACCGCATCATCACTCAGCAGATTCGGCGCTGCGGTATCAATTAGCAGCAGGTTCCGAGCATACTTCTGAACATCAAGATTCTGGGACCTGAGCTCCTCCCCAAAGATCCTCTGAACATCATAGAATGCGCCAGACTGTGGATTCATATTCGTTGAAATCATCATATAATACGGCTTCGTAGGATTCCGAGCCAACAACCGAACGAAACCACCAATCGTCAAGTCCAGGCGCTTCCGCTGACTGTTACGATTCGCATTGAGAAAAACAACCGCGTCGGTCGGCACTCCGATATTGTTCCGGACTCCCTTGACAGCTTCCGCGGTCATAACCGAGAAGACAGTGGGATCCACAGCGTGCTCCAGAACACGAACATCGGGGAAGGCCCCATACTCTAGGAACCGCTGCTTCCAAATGTCGGTAAAACAGTAGATCCTGTCTGCGTGCTTGTGGAGGGTGTCAATCAGAGTCTGTGCGATGCCGGTATACACCTGGTCCAGGTAGATCCACAGCTTGTAAGGTGACACGCCACGCGCATGCTTCATTGCCTCCACAAACTTCATAACGACCAGCGGATCGTTGTAGATCATCACAACGTCGGGATTGACCATCTCCACATACTCGTGGATCTTGTTGAATCCAAAACCCTCCTCCTTGGGATCCTCGTTTGCGGCTGCGTCATACGACACAATGCCATCGGGATACTTGCGAGATCCGGTATGCGAGGGATGGCGCTGGAATCCAAAGTGAAATGTCTTAACCTTGGGTGAGAGCGTCGCAACCTGCCGCACAAGATTGTTGCTTACCTTGGAGTATCCGGTTGTCTGATCAATGTGCGTGCTTACGAGGACGAAACGCATTGACTCTATACAGAATCTCTTACGTAAATGATAAATGCAGGTAAATTCTGCTCAAGATTACTTGACGATGCGGAAGCGTCAGATCATTGCCGCAACATACAATACAACTCCTCCTCCGCTGGCACGCGAGAACAACGCTGTCTTCCTTTCGGCTATCGCCAACAACGCTACTCAATATGAGCGTCAGGTCTTTGCCTTCCAGGGTGCCTGGGGCGGCGCGTCTGGCGGAGAGTCGTGGGCTAGTCGGTGCTGCCTCTCCAACGGCGGTGCCGGCGCCTTTGGAGCATTCAGAACCACTACGGACAAGGGTATTGTTCGGTTCAATGTAATTCCTGCTATGAGCGTGCGCGCAACAACGGTGACGTCATAAAGGAACTAAAGAAAGCACTTATCATAATACAAATGCCAGGTGGCTTGATTCAACTTGTCGCAACAGGCGCCCAAAATGAGTTAGTCAATGGAAGTCCTTCCATGACTCATTTCCGGGCAGTCTATCGCCGTCACACAAACTTTGCCATGGAGCAGATTCGCATGCCCTTCACGGCATCCAATCTAGAGTTTAGCATCACGGGCCCGCGAACGATCTCGTGCCGGATTGACAGGTATGCGCAGTTGATCAATGACTGCTACCTGTATATTACGCTTCCAGACGTGTACTCGCCTCTCAAATACCTGGGCGGCAGTGCTCCTCCCTCTGGATACGACCCTCGGACGAATTCCATTGGATACGAGTTTCAGTGGATCTCCAACATTGGATACAATCTGATTGACCACGTAGATATTACGATGAACGGTCAGGCCATCCAGACTCTTACAGGCGAGTGGCTCAAGCTCTACTCGTACATGACGCACGATACTGCGAAGCGCGAGATCGTAGACAATATGGTTGGGAATCTGCCGGAACTTTATGATCCCGCCAACGCATACGATCGCAACAAC